ATCAGGATGAATTTCATAGAAAGTTCCGGTTCGATGAGACTCCTTGATTCTCTCTGCTCCCGGTGTATCATCAATCTCTCGAATGTGACCACTATCGGATTCTTCGACAGTATTGTATGGATACTTTGCGGCAAAGGGTGGAGTTGGTTCCGATATTTCAGTTTCATCCACCTTTTTAATTTTACTATCTTTCTGCGAAAGCATCTGTGCTTCTGCTATTGTTCCAACAGCAACACCACGAGAGAGACGAGAAGTGTTCATTTCATTTGTGTAAAACTCCCCATAATCACTTATATTCTCAGATAAAATTTTTCCAGTCTCCTCATCATAAATTAATTTTGTCTTTTGTGGTTGATTTGGGATTGGTCCTCCAGTTCCAGCTCGATCATCTACAAAACCAACACTACCAAATCTTGGAATTTGATCCGCAACATAAATATTATCAAAAGGATCTTGATCTTCATCAAACCCGTCAGTATGACCATATCCAATATTAACCGTTCCCAACATAATTAAATCTTGTCCACTCGATCCATCTCGATAAAATCCAAAGACTCGCGTTCCCGGCTTGAGTGCGACAATCTTTCCATGTGGATTATTCAAAGGCATCATTGGATATGCCCAAGGAAGATCAACGGTTTCGAGTTCATCCTTAAAAGGTGTGTTGTGAGCAATTACGCGAACGCGACAACGACCGGCACCAGTAGGATCAAGGTTGTCCTCTACGACACCCTCCCACCAATGAAAATTCCCAATTTGACCAACTCCTACGGGATTCATTATGAAACACTCTCCGGCAATGGCAAAGAATACGAATCTTTAACTAAAAGAAGCACAGTTCTATACCCATTAGATCGAACTGAAGAAATCATATGTTTTGCTTTAGCAACCACATATCTTCCAGATAATATCTCATCCTGATAACCACCTCTCATAGAAGACGGAATAACTAAATCAACAATATCACCAACCCTCCTGTCGCTATCACCAGAAACACTAATTTCAATTTGTATGGAACTCATTTGATAAAGTTGTGATCTTCTAATCAATGACATGTCACTAAATTCATCTTGATAGTTTACCTCTGTATCAAGAGACAAAAAGTTTTTTGGATTAAATTGATAATGTGATGTATTTCTAAAATTTTTGTTGTTTGTTAAAGCAGTTATTCCCTGACCATATGTCGGCACCGAACTATAGTTCACAGATTTATATTTCTCATATGAATTGAGATAATCAAATGATCTAAAAGAAACTTTACGCTTCATCAAATCATTACTTACCAAAGTAGAAGCATACATTCCACCGGATATACCTTCTGCCATATTTGGCAATTTAATAATCCTAAATGATTTTACTGCGGCTAGGTTCTTAACGTCCGCTGAAGGAGTTTCTTCAAGAGTATATGTAATAGCAGGATCGTTTAAATACGGATCTACAATAGATTCCAAAGACTGGCACCTAAAAGTATTATTCAACGATTCAAAAAATAAATAATTTGCACCATCATATCTACTGGAGCGACAAACCGCTGATATTCTATTAATTGCTCGAACGGGGTCTTCGTTGTTAACAATCATGCTTCCGAGATTTTTGGTAGGTTCAACATATGCCTTTTTGCCAGAAACGGCGTTTAACGTAGAGATAACGTCAAGAATCATCGTGCTGTATGAAAGATTTCTATAAGACCTATTTAACTTCATTTGATCTGATATAAGTTTTTCAGGTGAACAGAATTTCACAACTATAGAATTATAATTGCTACTTGGGGGTTTGTGTAGGTCTACGGCATATACCTTACCCAGAAATTCAATGGGTTCAAACGCTTCACCCGGAAGTTTAAATGCTAAATCGACAACCTCTCCACCAACAATACTCATTTGATTGAAAATATCAATGCCATCTTTTATGAAAATTTCTCCAGAAATAAATTTCAAATCAATATTTCTAAGACCCATACTTTCGGTTATTGTGATTCCGTTCCAAGCATTTTTTGACATATCCATTAAATGTTTTCCTTCATTGCTGATAATATCGCAACGAAGAACTATTACATCACCCATTCCTGTGTTGGTTTCTGCGCCAGCCATGCTGTTTCCTATCTCTTCTTTATGATAAGATTTTCAAACTCAGCAATGAAATCTGGAAGGACATTTTTTCGGAGAAGAATTATTTCAGACTTTTTGTTATTCAAGTCTCGTTCATATTCCAAATTACTAACAGGCTTAACAATCTGATTTGAAAGTAAAGTTTGTTCTATTCCCGGTAATGAACCATTTTCTATTATGGTATACTTATATTCAAAATCACTATCCACAACAATTCCACCCGGAAGAATAACGTCCCCCTTAGAAAAAATATCATTTTCTGATGTCGAAACATATTCTATAGTTTCATAATGATGAATAGTCTCTTGGGCAACAATTCCCGAACCATATTTCTTGGATATGTATTTATCAAAGGAATAATTATCCATAGGCCAGTCCCATTGCGGATCTTCAATTTCGTTCATAAACAGTATGACCCAATGATATTTGGCATCTCCATAATAGTTAAATGCAATATGTTCTGGTTTTTCACCCTCCTGAATATTATAAGTATAATATATTGTTTTATCTGTACGAGCTTCAAGGGTTGCGCGAACTCGTTTAAAAACATCAGTTACAACTTTACTTTTTCCAGAGTCGTCAAAAGTATCATATGCTACGGTTGGAAAATAAGAAAAGTATTTAGACATGTTTAATACCCATTTTCTATATCTGCGCGAGTGATAAGTTTTGATTCAACAAAAGTTAAAGTCATATCAGTTTGTATCGGTCTTCCGTCTCTATGAGTACCCGGAGTTCCGGTTCCAGTATAATTTACAGTAATATTTTCCAAAGCGCATGGATATATCTTAAAGAGTTTATCTGCATTCCAAAATTCAATATTAAAAAGAGATGGATACTTATAATATCGACTAGTTTCATTCCCCTCGTAAAATGGAGCCGAATATTTTCTAAACGTGTGAATTATTGCCTGTATCTGCTTCGCTTCCTGTTTATTTTTTGGTATCATTTTAAAATCAAATGTAAAAGTTCTTGGATTAGGTCTATTAAAGTATAACTCATATTGTGGTTGCACAGCCGTCTCATTAGCAAATCTCTTTAATGCGTATTTATCCAAATCTTGAATACCAACCTGCTGTCCTGCGTATCTGCCAGCAGATTCTTTAAGATAATTAGAAGAAAATTTTCCCACTTCTTTCAGCATTTTTTCTATAGCTTCCAAAGAATCAAACTTCGCGCCTTCATACGATTCTAAAGCGGTCCTCGCGAAGCCAGCATCTCCGCGATCCCATTGATTAGAATATGTCTCTTGGATACCCACTGGCATATACATAATAATATCAGCTTTTTTTACATTATAACCACTTTCAGGTGAAAATGGAGAAAAACTCAAAAGAGTATTTTTTATATTATCTTTTGAAACTGGAATTTCTTTTTGAATAGTGTTCTTCAGTTCACCTTCTGAAGCATATTTTTGAGCATATTTTTCTTGAACACTTGCCGGAGCAATACCCACAAAACCCTCTGCTATGAATGCCGCAGCCCCAGCCGCAGCATCGGCAACACCACCAACAATTTCAGCCCCAAGTTCTAACGCACCGCCAACAGCCGCGCCAGCCAAACCAACTGCTGAATCAATTCCACCATCCAAAAGCTCCCCAGCTCCGGTCAGATCAACCACACTACCAGCAACATCTCCAATAATTCCACCAGCAAATCCACCCAAAGGACCAAGGCTATCTCCGATTGCATCTCTAGCAGCAGTAGAAGCTAATCCACCAAGAAATTCTCCGCTCCGCGACTCAGTAGGTATATCTGTATTTTTTTCCTTGTCTCCAATCTTTGGTGGTTCTTTGGTCACGATTCCAAATCTAATAAAATGTCTTTCACCAACACCTTCGACATCTAAAGGATAACTTAGAGGTGGATCAGATCCCAATTTATTCTGATTTAGCAAATTTGCCAATGGTCCGCGAGCGCCAGCTATTACACCTCCAACAATATCACTTCCCAATTCAGTAAAACCTGATCCGGGTTGTGCGGTAGTTCCACCATCTACTACCTCTTTAGGTGCGCCTTCTTCTGGATCTGCCATTAAATCTCTCCGACTTCTAAATATAAATACAATAACTATATTTATTTAGGGAAGTTATGCCATATAAGGGTCGATGGAAACCAAAGAATCTTGAAAAATATGAAGGAAATCCTATGAACATAACATATCGTTCGTTGTGGGAGAGACAAGCCTTCAAATGGTGCGACGAAAATCCAGATGTTTCCAAGTGGAGCAGCGAAGAGTTGAAGATTCCATACGTTTCCAAAACGGATGGCAAGAGACACAACTACTTTCCTGATCTAAAAATAACATACTCAAACGGTCAAACGGTGATCGTAGAAATAAAACCAAAGCGTCAAACCAAACCACCACCAACACCCAAAAGAAAGACCCGAAGGTATATCAAAGAAGTCTATGCGTATGGTCTAAACACATCTAAGTGGGAATATGCGATCGAATACGCAAAAGATCGTGGTTGGAACTTTGAAATATGGACAGAAGAAACTCTAAAGTCAATGGGGATTAGAATAATCAAATGAAGAAGAAATTCACCTTCAAATCTTTTCTCGAAACACAAATAAAGACATCAAAAATACCAGACAAAATTGAGCAAGCAAGAACATGGTATAGAGAAACCTCGTTTAGAATGAGTCAACTGAAAGGAGTAAGCTCTCAAAGAATTTTAAGGATTGGTCGCGAAAATGAGAGAATGAAACCAACGATTCGTGGAAGAATCATGTTGGGTCGCCTATTCATGTTTGAATATGAACCAAAGCACGCAGACACGCTGCCATACTACGACGAGTTTCCTCTTGTGTTTCCCATAGAGGCACATGCTGATGGATTTCTTGGTATCAATCTACACTATCTTCCATATACATGGAGAGCTGTTTTGATGGATGCTTTGTATGATCTAAAAGAAGAACCAATCAACGAGTCATCCCCAACAAGACTTCAAGTATATTCAAATGGTTACAATATTCTGAAGAAATCTACTAAATATAGATACTTCCGCCCGTGTATAAAGAAGTATTTGTTTGAGCAAGTTACATCAAGATACATGGAAGTACCTGAAGAAGAGTGGGAAATCGCATTGTTTCTTCCACTTGAGAGATTTATTGGTGAAAGAAAAGTAAAAATTTGGATGAACACGAGAAGAGAATACTACAAGGGAAGATCCTAAATGGATATAACAGAGTTCAAAGCTAAAATAAAAGGCAGTCTTGCATCACCATCAAGATTTCGTGTGACAATACCAAACATCGTCGTAGACGGAGAGAGCGCAAGAACAATTTCCATTCTATGTAATCAAGCGCAAATGCCGGGAAGATATTTTCAGACATCTGATAGATTCACAAATGGTCCTCCTTCCAAAGTTGCCTCTGCCTCTATCTATGATGAAATGGTTTTGAGTTTTTATTGTCAAGAAGGAATGGGTATATACGGTCTTTTTAATGATTGGCAATCATACATCCAAAATACTAGATCCCACAATGAATTTTCATATTTTGATGATTATGTTTCAGACATTACTATAGACCAAATAACGGCAAAGGGGTCTGTGTCATATTCAGTTACTTTAATAGATGCTTATCCAAGAATGGTATCTCCATTACAGCTAGATTGGTCTTCACAGAATTCATTTCACAATCTTCAAGTCTCAATGGTATATCGTTATTGGAGAAAGACCAAAGACAATTCTGGACCATTTAGTAAATACTTAAACGTAAGCAGCATCTTTCCAAATTTTGATCTAAATGGTGCGCTTGAAGAAACTGGAGTTGCCATATTTGATAACTTCGGAACAACATTACAAACAAGAATAGGACAAAGTATAAGGTTTCAAAAAAGTCTTGATGAATCGGAAAACACTGCTCAGAATATTGAAACTGATAATATTGAATAATTAAGGAGAATAAATTATGGCTTTACCAAAACTTGATGTGCCCATGTATACGTTAAAACTTCCATCAACGGGAAAGAAAATAACATACAGACCCTTTTTAGTTAAAGAAGAAAAAATACTTTTGATGGCTATGGAAGGTGGAGACGAAAAAGAGGTAACAACTGCGATCAAACAAATAATTAATAACTGCTTGGTGTCAGAAGATGTTGATGTAACCCAACTCGCAATATTTGATCTCGAATACATTCTCTTGAATTTAAGAGCAAGATCAACCGGAGATATAATAAAACTCAGTTACTCAAAAAAAGAATGTGAAAGAGAAAATTGTAAACCGAGTGAAATTTTAATTGATGTGAACACAATTGAAATTCACAAGGATAAAAACCACACAAATAAAATAGAAATAACAAAAGACGTTGGTTTGATTATGAAATATCCAGATGTAAACTTAATATCAGAGTATGACATTTCAAGCATAACAGAAAACTCCAACGAAAAGGGATTTGAAATCATACTAAAATGTATCGACCAAGTTTATGACGCAGATAATGTTTATAGTAGAAGTGATTATACGGATGACGAGTTGAGAGAATTTGTTGAAGGCTTTAACAAAGAACAATTTGAAAAAGTTGAAAATTTTTTTGAAACTCTTCCCAAAATGTATAAGGATGTAAACTTCACTTGTAAGGAGTGTGGATACACAGAAGACTTTAGACTGGAGGGACTTGCAAGTTTTTTTGGCTAATTCTCTCTGACCAATCGTTGGAGGGAACACTAAAAATCAATTTTTCGCTTATGCAGCATCACAACTACACCTTGGCTGATATTGAAGGAATGTTGCCTTGGGAAAGAGATTTATATGTAACAATGCTTATTCAATATTTGGAAATGGAAAAACAAAAACGAGAAGAAAAAAACGCATCAAAAGGATAGATAAATGGCAAACCCATATTTAAACGCTTATTCATCAGTAGCATCAGAAGCTGCAAGAAAACAAGTCAGCCAATTTAATAATGCTTTAGCCGGATTTACAAATTCGGTTAAAGAGACAGGTTTGTCTAATATAAAATCGTCAAATTCATTAAAAGATAAAAAAGAGCCGAGCGAACTCTTATCAAACCTCAATAGAAGAAGAGTTCAAGCTGGATTAGATACAACAACAATTATTCAGAGTTTATTTCCGGGCGCTCCCCTTCTTCAAGGACTTGCTGGTGGTGTTGTAGACATTGGAAAATCAGTTGGTAAGAAATTATTCAAGTCCAAAGAAGAAAAGGAAGAGGAGGAAAACAAGAAAAACCTAAAAAGAATTGCCAAAAGCACAGAACTAACTGCTGAGAGATTAAAAAGAAACACGGCAGAAGAGGAAGAACAACGAAGAGAAGATAGAGATTTTTGGGCAAAACTTTTTGGAAAAAAGAGTGCCGCTGATGTTAAACCAGCAACAAAAACAGGAATGTCGCTTCTTGGATTGGGGGCGCTTACTGCGTTAGCATTTCTTGATGAAATAACTGAATTCTTTAACAATGAAGAAAACTGGAATAATATCACTTCGGGTTTGACACAGGGATTAAGTAGAATATTTAGTTCTTTCGGAAAAACCGCAGACGACATAATTGCGAGATTAACAACTTTCACAGATGATCTTGCAAAAAGCATGGACAATATCTCATCAAAACTAGCCGCTAAAATAGATGAAATGTTTCCAAAACCTAGACTCGCCGACCCCAACGCACCCAAAGCTGGTCAATCGCGAAGCGCGAACAAAGGCGCGGACAAAGGAATGGGCGTAGAACCAACACCAAGCCAGTCGAAATTACAACGCTTTCAAACCGATGAATTCGGCAAAGCTGGTCAATTTGCCACAGAAGCCGATTTACGAAGTCAATATGGAGATGAGATAGTAGACGCAATAATAAATGCAAAAGAGAGTGGATTATCAGTAAAAGATATGAACGCTCAAATTAGACAAGATCCAACAGACTTTATAAAAAAATTTGGAACTGAGTCAGATAGTATATTTTCACGAAGTTTCGCGGGGATGAGTAAATTTGCGAGAAAAGCACTCACGCCATTAGGTGTTGTTTTAGATGGGTTATTTGCGGCAAAAGATATAGAAACTGCTAGTGGTCTTGAAAATGTTAGCAAAGAACAATTGAATCAGTATAAAATTGAAAGATCGTCGGGAGCTGCGGGATCTGTGATAGGAGGCTTTTTAGGAGCAGGACTCGTGACATTAATAGGGGGAGCTGTTGTAACTGCAATGGCTGCTGTTCTTGGAGCTATTCCCGCATTAATTATCGGAGCAATATTAGCAGTGGGGACTTGGATTGGTTCTTCGCTGTTAGGAGAATCTTTATTCACTAATGTTGCCGAATATTTTACCGGAGGCTCTGGTTTACAAGAAAAAGTTAACGAAGAAGGCACAGGTTTTTTTGATTGGATGGGGGAAAAACTAGGATTTTCAGGAGGTTATGATAAGGACTCTGCCGCCGCTGATATGATAAACGCGAGTCAATTAGATTCACCCCAAACAGATTTTATGCAACTCGTGCAAAATTTTGTGACAAACCAAGCACCACCAACTGGCGGTGGGGGTGCTTCACCAACCGTTGTTTTGCCGGGAACAGAAGATACATCACAAGACACAACTCTTTTAGATATGTACCTAAGAGGACAGGCATTAGGCATAGGATTCTAAAATGCCAATTCTACATCTAACACAACCTTTTCAAAGTTGGTTAGGGAGTTCGGATAGTTCGGATCAAAACCCAGACTACTGGGAAGTTGGAATGTATAATCTTGGTGTTGACGGATTTCCTGCTGATCTAATCAATGTTCCACTATTAGATGCCTCGATGTATTTCGATTGTAACGAGGCAATGACAACATCACTTTGTGAAAAGTGGTTGACAGATTATCAAAAACAGAGAATCGAAGATATTCCGCAGTCTGAAGTGGATATGTGTGTATCCGACAATATATCAAGATGTGTCGATATACTGACGGATACACTTCCCTATGAAAATGGATGGCTTCTCGTGAGAGCATGTAATATCAACGGATGCTCTGATTGGTCCAATCCCAAAACCGTTCCTGAAAACGGTTTCTCACTAATGATTGGAATATCTATTCTGTTTATTTTGATTACCCAGAAGTTCAAAAACAAAAAACCCCCCCGCGCCGAAACGCAGGGGGGTTCATTTGGTCTATGAGACGATACTAAACGTCTTCAGCCAGCTTCTTGAAATAATCAAGAGAGTCGTCATCGTCATCAAGTGAAGCAGACTCCTCATAGTTGGCAACCGGCTCGTCAAACGAATCCGCTGCCGTACCATAGGAATCGGAGCTTCCGATAACCATCTCAAAGCGAGCCTTGAGTTCTTCATACGACTTGAACTGGTCGGGAGCAATCAACGCTTCAAGGGAATACTCAGTATTCCAAATGCGCTCCAGCTCCGAATCATCCTCAAGCAGAGCCGATGAAGAATCAAACTCAGACTTATCGTAGTTTCGGAACCCGGCAACCTGCCGAGCGCGAAGGCGAAAGTTACACCCGGACCAAAGATCGAAGGGATTCACCGGAGTTTCATCATCAAACTCAGGATTCATCTTGTCGTTAATCATATCAAAAATCTTCTTACCATAACGGAACAAGAAGACCTTCCCCTCGTTCTCAGGATTTGAAGGATCACTGACGACAAAGATATTGGAAACGTACTGGAGCTTTCGCTTCTGCTTTCGTGCCGTTTCCTTATCCGCTTCGATACCCGAGTTCCAGAGCTTTGAGTTATACTCCGAAACCGGATCTTTCTGACCAATCGTGGTCAAAGAGTTCTCGATATACCAACCACCCGGTCCTTGAAAACCGTGTGACCAGATTCGAGCCCAAGGAACAGTCTCGCCAGAAGGAGCAGGAAGAAACCGAATGACCGCATGACCATTCTGTGCCTTGTCTACACTCAGCTTCCAGAAACGATCATCCTGATTGGAGTTTCCGGTTGCGTTGCTGTTGAGCTTTTCCAGTTCGTTGGAAAGACTCTTCAGGCTGCTCTGGCTTGACTTCTTGAGTTGACTAAATGATGTTGACATAATAACTTACCTCGTATTTTTTGTATTGATTTTATTTGTTGTATATTTGTATTTTTTAGTGTACGGTAGTTTTCTTTCTCAATGCTTTATATATGTCTACTTCTTCCTCCTCATCTTCTGACTGCTCATACTCTTCGTTTGAGTAGTATCGTTCTGTTACTTGTTGTTGAAAATATTTTCTTAGTTGTGTCATTCCATGCTTGTAACTATCTACCAGTTCAACAGAGGAAACCACAACATCCTTCAGCTTTGTATTTTCCTTTTCCAGATTTGTAATCATTGATCTTAGGGTTTTCAGGTTTTGCTCAAGGAGTTCATTCTTTTCTCGCAGGAGCTTGTTCGTTTCAAAAGCCTTTATGAGTTTCTTAATCACGAAAATTCCTCTCGTAGTACCTTCTTGAACCTATTTCTCTTTGCCACATCATACTTCAAGAAAGGCGTGTATTGCTTACACAAGTGATAAAAGTCATCCCATATAATGTCACCTTTGTAATTACGATTCCAGTTCTCAAAACAACCCAAGACAGTATCAATTCCAATAATCGTTTCTAGTTGAATATCCCGCTCTTGATATATATCGAAAAGTTTTGGATACTCTGTATATGGTGGAGAACTAACAAACAACTCATTGAAGTCTTCTGTTTTTTCTTTGAGCGTAAGTATATCAGACTTGAAATTATATGTCAAGGCTTGAATGCGTTTTTTCCAAGAAATATATTTCTCATCACATTCAGTATTACGCGCAAGTTCTCCTATCCATACATTTTGATTATCAATCAAGTTAGAAACAAAAAACTCAACAAGCTCATTTTCATCATACTTCCTAGAAACCTTCTCATAAAAAAATCTATCTTTTTTGGTCTTAAAACTATTTAGGCTCGATCTTGTGGAACCATTGTATTTGAAATAGTCATAGGAACCTTTTGAGAAGTGTTGCTTCAATGCCAGAAACTTACAATAGGCTTGAAACGCTTTTGCTTCGGACATTAGATAGGTAGCTTTGATCGTCTTGGAAGAAAGTTCAACTCCCGAGCTTCTGCCTCCAGCTTGTCTTTGATATTACGATTCAACAGCTTCGCAGCAGTCTCCGGTTCCATGTTTCTCTTGTTTGCGGCAAATACAATCGCATCCATATACGAAATGTTTTCGATATGTACCATCTCCTCCACTTCCATAGAGAAAGTGTTTGCCAGTTCTTTCTTCGTTAACATACAAACCCCCTGCTTCTAGTTAGAGCAGCCTTTCCAAAAATAATCAAACACAATGACGAGAATAATACATGTCACCAAAGGATCATTGTAGATCCGATGAAAATATTCAAACAGATTACTATTCTTCTTTAGTCTCATTATGATACCTCTTGATTGTTTCCTTCAACGGCTCGACCCATTCCTTGATGGGAGCAGGGAAAGCCTGTAGTTTGGGTACATCGCCAGCAACAGCAATCAACACAAGAGCATGATCTACTTTGATACCCGTCATCTCTTCATACATTACAGAATATCCAGCACATTGCATAAAGTAATTTGAAATCCATTCCTTCTTTTTTGGCTTCGCAGATGTTTTAAAATCAATGATGGCTGGAATATCCATCCACTCACCAATCAAATCAACACGACCAGCAACACCCAACTCAACTGAATATAACGGAACTTCCACATGATAAACTTTCGTAAGATACTTTGCCAGCTTTGGTTTGATGACATTGAACATTTCGATTGAAGATGGCATTTGACCAGTAATCAAATGCTCTTCATTATTTACAAAACGCTCACATAAATCATGTACCTCATTTCCACGAAACCTTGCTTTAGTCGAAACCTTGTTGGCTTCCTCTTCTCCAACTCGCGCTTTCCATTTTGCAATAGAGGCACGAGAGTTTACAGAAAGAACAGAAGTAATACTTGGACACAAAACCCCCGGTTCAACTTCATAAAACCTGTCTCCATTTTTATAGGAGACGCTGAGTGGTGAATATTTTATTTCTACTGGGGGTTTGTGTTCAAACATAATATACTCTACTTTCTGGTCTTTCGGATTCGACCTTTCTTCGCTTTCAAATTATCATTTACTCGTTCTTTCACTTCCCATTCAGTTATGGATTTTTGTTTATTTTTTTCTCGTTGTTCTAGTTGAGGCTCCAATTCATATCGCGATCCTTTCAAACCATTTGTTTCATTGATTTTTGAAATCACCTCTTTGTATGAATCATCTGGTTTAGTTCGATTGATAATCACCGAATCAACTAGAGCGGTGGCATTCA